TAGTAAAGCATGAAGCCGTATGCGCAGAAAGATGGAAAACTGCGTTCAACAGGTTTGATGCTATAGATAAGCAGGTCAGTAGATTAGAAACTATACTTATAGGAGCTGCAGGTACAATAATTGCAGGTGGCTTAGGTGTATTATGGACTATACTGTCTATGCACCCATAGGAGAACAAATGGAATCAGGATATAAAACCAAAGATATGAAAGCAGAAGTTAAAAAAGAACTTCCTGTTTATAAAAAACGACAAAGCTGGTGTTTTAGATTAAATGGAGTGCTACATAAGTTTCCAACTAAAAAAGAAGCAGAAGAAAAATATTTAGAACTTACTAAATGAATTCTTTTCAAAACGCATTTCATAAAGCTTTAGAAGAAACACAAAGCGATACCAAACTAGCAAAAACAATCAAACATTCATTAGGAAAAAAATGGAAAAGAAAAAGAGTCACGAAGAAAGATGGAAGATATGCCAAAACTGCCCACACTTAGAAAAAAAGTGGAAGTTTTGTAAACTCTGTCTTTGTTTTATGCCCCTCAAAACTAAGTTGCGATGGGCACAGTGTCCTGACGAGCCCCCTCGTTGGACATAGGAGCACTACTTATGCCAATGCATAAAAAGAAAAAGAAGAAAAAAGGTGGTAAAAAGAAAAGGTCAAGAGGCTAATTTTATACCAGACTTCACAACTTGGTTGTGGTATTTTAGAAGAATAAAAAAAGTTTGTCCTTGGTCTTATAAATCATTTATAGATGGGACTACAAAAATTATTCCCTTTGATATAGAAAAGTTAAACTTTTTTGAATCTAACTGGGAACAGGAACCTTGGGAGGCGATTATCTACTTGGTGGGTGAAGACTTAACTCTTGATGAGATTGATAATATTGTGGCGTCCAAAAATGAGAGCCAGATAAAATGCGAATATTTATGGTCTCACCCATCTTTTTCTAAAGGTGCTAAAAATCAAACACACGTGCCTGTAATTATACAGCAAGACCGAAAACGGTTAATGGAGTTACGATATGCCAATGCACAAAAGAGGCAAAAAGAAAATGAACGGTAAAAAGAAAGGAATGAAACCTTGTCTTACAACAAAACAAAGAAAGTTACCAAAAGCACTTCAAGCAGCCATTCGGAAGAAAAATAGACCTTGTAGATAATGGCAAAGCACTCTTGGACACTACGCAGAAAAAGAAAAATAAATTGTAATAATCCAAAAGGATTTTCACAAAAACAATACTGCGCTAGACAAAGAAGAGGAGGAAAGTATAAAAGTGCCAGTAAGAAAAGTAAAAGGCGGATATAGATTCGGTAGAACTGGAAAGATTCACAAAACTAAAAAAGCCGCAGATAGACAGGCAAGAGCAATATACGCATCAGGTTATGGTAAGAAGAAAAAAACGAGACCCAAGAAAAGGAACAGGAAAAAAGCCAAAAGGTAGTGGAAGACGACTTTATACTGATGAGAATCCAAAAGATACTGTCAGAATTAAGTTTGCTACTATGAAAGACGCTAGAGCAACCGTAAGAAAAGTTAAAAGAGTACGAAAAAGTTACGCAAGAAAAATACAGATACTAACTGTAGGAGAACAACGAGCAAGAGTGATGGGAAAGAAAACAGTAGCATCAATCTTCAAGGCAGGAAAAGCTGCACTAAGGAAAGCACATGGTCGTAAGAAGACGAAGAAGAAAGGCCGCTAAAAAGCGACCTGTACCTACAAATCCAACTCTTTACGCTAGAGTAAAAGCTGAAGCAAAAAGAAAATTTAAGGTATACCCTTCCGCATATGCAAATGGGTGGTTAGTAAGAACTTATAAAAAACGAGGCGGACGTTTTAGAATGGGAGTAAAAAGAAGATGATTGAGTGGTTAAAAGTAAAATTTTTACAACTTTGTAACATTGTTTCAGGTAAAGACAGAAACTGGGACGGCACAGTAGATATCAAAGATAAAATGATGGACGCTGAAGATAAAGCTAAAGGATAATGCCTGGACATAGTGGAGGATTAACCAAGTGGTTTAAAGAAGGCTGGGTAGATATCTCACGCCCTAGAAAAGGTGGAGGATATGCCCCTTGTGGAAGAAAGTCTGCAAGAAAAAGCAAAAGAGGATATCCTAAATGCGTACCTGCAAGTAAAGCAAGAAGAATGACCAAAGCACAAATAAGGTCAGCGGTTAGAAGAAAAAGAGCTGCAGGAAACCCTGGAGGTAAACCTAGGAACGTTGCTACTTTCGTAAAAAGAAAGAAGAGAAAAACTACTAGAAGACGCAGAAGGTAATCCTACATAGGAATCTATGAAAGAAGACTTAGTAAAAGAAGTACTTAGTGTTGTTTCCATGTCAATAAGACTCAAAAGAACACTACAAAATAAACTGCTTTGGAGCAGGCAGCTTCGTGAACTACTACACCTCCCTGAAAACAAAGCTAACAGTACAATTGTTAGAGAATACTTGAAAGATGGTACTCAATAAAAGAAAACATAAAAAATATATTAGAAATAAAGATATATACAAGACAGCAACAGCAGCACGTAAACGTGCTCGTAAACTAGGATTAAAGGGCATACACTCACACGGAAGAGGTTCTAAAAAGAGATTTATGCCAGGCAGCACTCATAAAACATATGAGAGGGCATTAAAGAGGAGAAAAAATGGCTAGAACAGGCGGTTTTTTAAGCGGACCGAGTATACATAATACTCAAAAGATTCGTAAACACAAACTAAAAATAGGAGTTACTAGAGATATGAATGCGGCAGCAGGAGCTTTAGTTAACACTAAAAACCCAAACGGTATAGAAGCATTTAGATATGCAGCTACTCCAAAAGCTATAGGACCAAGATTCGGTAAAACTAAGAATCCACCTAGAGCTAAATTCCCAGGCAGGAGGAGAAGAAGATAGATATTTTTGACAAGTTTCATACTATTATGAAATCAGGTAGACTTAATAAAGTCATAAAAGTAGCAGGAGTACAGAATGGCACTAACAAAAGCAGAAAAAGCAAGGCTAAAAAGAGTAGGACTAACAAGGTTAAATAAACCTAAAAGAACTCCTAATCATAGAACTAAAAAAGCCGTTGTAGCTACAAGAGTTGGTGGCAAGATAAAAATTATTCGCTTTGGAGCACAAGGCATGGGACATAATTATAGTCCTGAAGCAAGAAGAAGCTTCAAAGCGAGGCACAGGAAGAATATTGCAAAAGGTAGGTCTTCCGCAGCCTGGTGGGCAAATAAAGTCTTCTGGGCTGGTAAAGGTGGCAGCACAAAACAACCACCAAAATCACAAAAAAGAAAATTTGGAAAATAATATGAACACACCAAAAGTTATTGATAGAAGAGTCGCATGGCTTGATGCTGTATCTGTAGATGTAGTTGAAGTACTTGCAAAACTAACACATAGAAAACTTAGTGGTGTGGAACTTACAAAACATGAAGAAAGTATGAGTGAGTTATGTAGTGGATATTTATATTTACTAAAACTTGCAAAAGAACACGGATTGTTTGATTCCGATGACCCATTTAACTTATTCGAGAAAGAGACCTTACATTGATAGAAATTAGTCGTTCAGATATAGTCCCAGACTATTTGATGAACTATGATACAGAAGAAAGATTTATTAAATTACCTATTGAAGGTTATCTTGACTTATTGGGTATTGAACCCAACACTTCACAAACTGCATTAATCAATGCAATCAATAACACAAAATATCGTTTTGTCTGTGCAGCAGTCGCTCGTCGTCAAGGCAAAACTTATATTTCAAACATAATCGGACAACTTATTTGTCTAGTACCAAACTGTCATGTATTACTCATGTCGCCTAATTACTCTTTATCACAAATATCATTTGACTTACAGAGGAATCTCATAAAGCATTTTGATTTAGAAGTTACAAGAGATAATGCAAAAGACAAAGTAATAGAACTATCAAATCAATCAACAATTCGTATGGGTTCAATCAATCAGGTTGACTCTGTAGTTGGTAGAAGTTATGACTTAATTATTTTTGATGAGGCAGCACTTACTGATGGCAGAGACGCTTTCAATGTAGCACTAAGACCTACACTAGATAAAGACAACTCAAAAGCTATATTTATATCTACTCCTCGTGGTAGAAATAATTACTTTGCAGAATTTTACTACAGAGGTTGGAGCGAAGAGTTTCCTGAGTGGTGTAGTATAAAAGCTACTTACCATGAAAATCCTCGTGTATCAGAAACAGATATTATAGAAGCAAAGAAAACAATGTCCGAAGCTGAGTTCAATCAGGAATATATGGCAGACTTTAATGTCTTTGAAGGACAAATATGGACTTTCAATCATGAAAAATGT